TTAGAGAAAAAGGATCAAAGCTCCTCAACATACATGGAGGCGGGGCCATTCCCGCAGCAATAGGAAACGGTAGGTCAAGCGAATGCTGGTCAGTAAATAACATGGAAGATCCGTGGAGAGTTTTAAGGAACCTGACTTTTGGAATGAAAAAAAACAGTATTAGGGTAAAAGAAATAATGAAATCCCTAAGTGAAGAATACCGTTCACTGTCATCTGAAAAGGAGCGGGTTGATTTCCAATTGAATTGTTTTGTTAAGGTTTTGGCAGTTGGAGGAAATAAAAACATTGATAAAGCGGAGGCGTGGATTATTGAGGCTGCCAAGCAGATAAACAAATCTTACCCAAAAAGGGTTACAATAAGATATTCTGACGGAGTTGAGGTTACCCCATGAAGGGAAAAGAACAGAGCCCAGTGGGTAGACCCACAAAGTATCGTCAAAGCGTTGCCCGTGCTATCTGCATTCGCTTGATGATTGGCGAGTCTCTAAGGCAAATATGCAAGCGCGACGCTTACCCTTCTCGCGTTACTGTATTCTCATGGATTGAAAAGCACCCTGAATTTCTTAACCGGTATCGACGTGCACGAGAGATGCAGCAAGAAACGCACCTCGACGAGATCATGGAAATATCTGACGACAGCACAAACGATTATATGGAACGCATGGGTAAGGGCGGCGAGTCAGCAGGCTGGCAGCTAAACGCAGAGCATGTGCAACGCTCTAAGCTGCGTATTGATACCCGTAAATGGGTCATGGAAAGGATGGCCGCTAAGGTGTATGGGCAGAAGCAAGCCATCGACCACACATCGTCCGATAGCTCAATGACCCCCGCAAGAACAACCCTCGACGACTTCTACGCAAAATAATGCAGCCAACCCTTAACCCAGCGTTGCGCCAGTTCTGGGAGACAAAATTCCTTCCAGACGGCCAAGCGGTAAAGTACCGGGTCCTTCACGGCGGGCGCATGTCGAGCAAGTCGCACGATATGGCCGGCATGGCAATCGCAAGGTCTAACTTCAGGCAGGAGCGATTCCTGTGTCTGCGGATGTATCAGAACAGAATATCTGATTCCGTTTATACCCTACTCAAAGACAAGATCGCCCACTTTGGCCTTGAAGATAATTTTAAGGTTTATGCTGACGCGATAGAGCATAAAAAGAACGGATCTTTATTCCGGTTTTACGGGGCGCAAAGAAATATACAAGAAGTGAAAAGTTTTGAGGGTGCAACTGTCTGTTGGTTTGAGGAAAGCCAGAACCTGACTGAAGAAATGTTCACCACTATCAGGCCAACCATAATGCGCAATGAGGGCGCTGAAATGTGGTTTTCTCTGAACGTCAATATGGCAACCGATTACAGCTATCAGCGGCTTGTTGTTTCGCCGCCAAAAGGGACGCTGGTAGAGCAGATAAACTATGATAGGAATGAATTTTTAACTCAATCCGCCCTTGATGACATAAACGCTGAGTTTGAAGAAGACCCAGATCAGGCGGCACATATCTACCTCGGCGTCCCACTAACAGACGACGATTCAGCAGTAATCAAACGCTCATGGCTAGAAGCTGCCATTGACGCAGACATAAAGCTCGACATTGATCTATCCGGTGCCCGGTGCGTTGGTTATGACGTAGCAGACAGCGGTGACGACAAAAACGCCACGGCCATGTTTGACGGCGCAATCTGTGAAGACATCGATGAATGGAAAGCGCCCGAAGATGAGCTAACCAAATCAACCAAGCGGGCATGGGCTCAGGTCAGAAACGGCAAGATGCTGTATGACTCTATAGGCGTTGGTGCGCACGTTGGCTCGACTCTAAAAGAGATGGATATTCAATTCGGTTATCACAAGTTCAACGCGGGTGGGGCCATTATAAATCCCGATCGAGAATACGCGCCGGGCATCACACAAAAAGATAAATTTGAAAATCTGAAAGCCCAATCTTGGCAGGATGTTGCGGACAGATTGCGTAATACGTATAATGCGGTTAATAAGGGCATGGTTTACCCGTCAAGTGAGTTAATGGCATTGCGCAGTGATTTGCCATTCTTGCAAAGGCTTATGACTGAGTTATCGACACCTAGAAAGAGTTACAGCAAAAAAGGGCTGGACATGGTGGAGTCGAAGGGTGACCTGGCAAAGCGTGGTATTAAATCACCAAACTGTTTCGTAGCTGGCACAACGGTTGAAACAGACAAAGGTGGCAAGTTTATAGAAAAGATTGAAGTTGGAGATATGGTTTTAACTCCTATGGGCTATCAAAAAGTGACTCACACTCACCGCAATAGTGCCGAAGTAATTACTAATGGGGGGTTAACAGGAACCCCGGATCACAAAGTTTTTACATGGGATAGCGGGTGGAAAGAATTGCAGTTGCTTACATCATGTAATATAATAGAGCCTCTAACATTAAGGGGCCGTATCAAATGGAAAATATTAAACGCATTGTTTTCAAAGCAAAAGTGTTCGGCATTCACAGCACAGGTAGGTATTACTCAACAAGGCAAGAAGACAAATACGGTGAAAGACTTTTACACCGGTGTGTGTGGGCAGACAGTAATGGCGCAATACCTAAAGGATATGATATTCACCATATCGACGGCGATTGGCGGAACAACAACTTATCAAACCTTGAGCCCTTTGAAAGAAAAGAGCATTGCAGACAGCACATGCAAGAAAGGTTTGAGTGTGAAGAATACCGTAAAGAAAACAGGCATCAACTTGAGTCTGTTCGGGATCTTGCAAAAGAGTGGCACTCTTCTACGGAAGGCAGGCAGTGGCATTCAGATCATGCCAAGACTATTTGGGAAAAAAGGGATTTTCACACCCATTCCTGCGTCATATGCCATAGCGAATTTGAAAGCAAAAGGGTCAAGTCAGAAACCTGCTCACGAGCCTGCACAATTAAAAATGCAAACAAGAAAGCAGCAAGCAGACACACACTTGAATGCGCCATGTGTAAAAAAGAATTCAAGTCTGATAGAATCAGAAACGAGTGCTCGGCAGAGTGTCGTGTACAATATAACGCTAGAAAGGCATAATGTGTATTACGCTAATGGAGTGCTTGTGAAGAATTGCGCAGACGCTTTCGTGATGGGCGCGTGCCCCCACCTCATCGTTTATCAAGGCTACGACATGATGGCAGTCTATTCATGAGCAACTTCTTTGCAGACGTATCGCGCGGCCTAGTTAATGCAGTATCTGGCCTTGGTGGTGATCGTGACAAAGCTACACACGGAAGCTGGAATTTTCAGCCTCTGGACCGTCAACAGGTTGAGGCCGCATACCGTTCAAACTGGATGTGTCGCAAAGCCGTGGACATCCCGGCCTTTGATATGATGCGGGAAGGCTGGTCCTGGCAGTGTGAGAAAGAGCAAATCACTTTAATTGAGGCTGAAGAGAAGCGCCTCGGCGTCCTAAGTAAGGTTTTCAACGCCATTAAGCAGGCCAGACTATACGGCGGTGCGGCCATCCTTATCAGCGACGGCTCAGACAGTCACGCAGAGCCGTTGAACCCGAATACCGTTGGCAAAGGCGGCGTCGCGTTCCTAAAGGTCATGGATCGCTACCACATGACCAGTGGATTGCTCGACTATGACCCCATGTCACCGACCTATATGGAGCCCACGTATTACGACCTGGTTGGCGCTGCCGGGGGCACTGTACGCATTCATCCATCCCGAGTTGTACGCTTCATTGGCGCCGACCTTCCGACAGACTGGGAAGTCCTTGTAGACCGATGGGGCGATAGCATACTTGACGCTATTGAGATCGCCATTAAAGACGCCACCGCTGGGCAACAGGGCATTGCCGCGCTTGTGCAAGAAGCCAAGGTGGACGTGTTCAAAATTGATGGTTTCATGCGCGGCATGGCGTCACAGGCTTATAAAGATGCTGTTATAGAACGATTCAGCCTAGTCCAAAGCATGAAATCCACGGTGAACGCCGTGGTGCTAGACAAAGAAGACGAATACCAACAGAAGACCATCAATTTCTCTCAACTGCCCGAAGTCCAGCGCTTACAGCTTCAGATCGTATCTGGTGCCGCTGACATCCCGGCCAGCCGATTTCTAGGCCAGAGTCCTAGCGGCATGAACGCTACGGGTGAAGGCGACGAGAAGAACTATTACAACCGCATAGGTGCAGAGCAGGAGCTAACCCTACGCGAGCCGCTGGAAAAGCTGCTGAATGTGGTAGTTCGGTCAGCTTTGGGCAGCCGCCCTGATGATTGCTGGTTCACGTTTAACCCTCTCTGGCAGATGAGTGAGAAAGAGAAGGCTGAAATATTTAAGGTGAAAGCAGACGCCGCCAGGGTTTTGGCTGGCGATGGCATAAGCACCACGCAGATAATCCCCATTGAAGCGCTATCCGATAGCCTGGTTAACTCGTTTATTGAAGCTGGCGACCTGCCGGGGCTTGAGGCCGCGATGTTAGAATTCGGGGGCTTGTCTGAGCAAGAGCCGCCTGAT